CATACTTAAATGTATTGCGTATAGTTCTAAACATACGTGTTTCAAACTTGTTTAGTTTACACCATTGCTGTAGATACTGCCCAATAACTTGTACTTCGCTGTTTGTAGGGGCGCCTTTAAAGTCAAGACGGAAGTGTGTTTTGTTGTCGTTGTTTTTTTGTGTACAAAATTCAGCTAGAATATCAAGTGCAGCATTAACTTCGCTATCACTATCCATAGTGTTGTATTGATTATAACGTTCAATACGATTTGGCGAGCCAACATAAACGTCAGGCAAGTGAGATGAATAGTTAGCTGCTGCTGGGCCTATTCCGTTGTTGCCTTTTAAACTAAACGGACTGTAACTTCCGTTTATATTGTCACTCGTCGGAACTGGAGTAAAATGTTTTTTCCAACTCATAATGTACCTTTCAGCATATTGCCCTGTAAACTCTTTGTAGCTCTAAATGTTTTTTGTTGCGCACTCACTGAAGATGATTCTATAGTTACAAGTGTTTGCAACTGTTGTATCATTGTATCAAACTTACTTGCCATTAAATTACTCATTTGTTCTGCAACATTATTATTACTTATCGTATTTTGTCCATTTACACCATTGTTTTGAACAGTAGCATCAAGACTTTTAATACCTTTCATAAGATTTTGCATAACGCCCATACTAGTATTTGCACTCATAACATTTGCTGGACCTGATATAAATTCCGGTCCAGCTTCGCCTACCATACCGTACTCACCTGCACCAATGCGGCCACCGTTTGCAAATCCTCCACTATACCTTGATGGATTAGCTTGATATCTTGCAACTTTACTCAATGTTTCGGCTTGTATATCTGCTAATCCTTCAACTGAGTTTATTATTACATCACTCAGGTGTGCTTCGGCTGCTGCAACTCTATCAACTGCGCCAGCTGCAATTGATGGTATCTCACTTAATAATTCAGCTTGAGCAGCTTCAAGTGATGCACGAGCAGAAGCAATGTCATCTTGTGTGGTTGTAGCAGTTTCGCTAACATTTGCATCAGTAGTTTCTCCAGTTGCAGTTGTAGTTGCTCCTAAAGCCTCAGCATCTGAAGTTGCTGATCGCATCAGTTCTGCCAGTTGGTCTACTATATTTCCATGACCTTGTCTTATTACTTCGCTATTTGTATCAAGAAATTCGGCTGCATTAAATAAGTTGTTGATGCCGCCTGCAAGTTCGTTGGCAATTGTTTGTGCGCTTGGCATCACCTCTGATATTTTATCTAATGCGGCAACTGCAACATTCTCAATGTGCGGAATAGTAGTTTCCATTACTGTTGTTGTTAGTGTGCGTAAATCTTCTTGTATGCCAATAGTTTTGTCAAATATACCTGTAGTCTGTTCCATCTGACGAGCTTGCTCTTGTAGTATTTGATTGTTGAGCGTTTCTCTAGCCTCTTCAGCAGTCATAGTTCCGTCTTTAACACTATCGACTGCATTCTTGTAGTTGTATCCAGCAGCACTTGCGTCTGCAAATGCACCTGATATATTAGACATACCACCTAGCATTGCAGTTTGTCTAAACTGTTCTGTGTCTTGGTAATCCATTGCAGCACCAGTTGCTGCTTGTAAACTATCTTGGAAACTACGTATATCGCCAGCGTTAAACTGTTGGGCCGCAGCATACAAGTCATCGGCACCGCTGCCCATAGCAAGCAATGCAGCTCTTGTACTTTCAGTTGTAGGAGCTCCTCTAAGTGCAACATCTACAAATGCGTCAGCAGCATCTTTACCTAATGTGTTTTGCAGTTCTACCAACTTGGTGGTAAATGCAGTTTGTTCTTCAGCAGTTTTATTTGACAAAAATGCATTAACATCACCTTGACGTCTACGTTCTTTCATTTCATCTGCAAGATCGTCACGCTGTTTGCCTGTGAGTTTTGACAATCCGTCTAGTTCAACCATTAGATTTTTAGCAGCAGCAGCTTGTTGTTCTACACTTGCTCTATCTGTTCTACTGTTAGCATCACTTAGTTCGCCATAGAGGGCAAGATTTTCATTTATGTCAGCTGTTGTAAATCCTAACTGTCGAAGTTTGGTGCCTAGTTCTGCACTATCAAGTATTGTAGTTGATACTGCTTTGAATCTAGAAATAGCTAGGTCTGTTGTACCGCCAAATGCTCTTAAAGATTCAGAATTCTTTTTCAAGAATCCTGTCATTTCTTCAACACTCAATCCAAGTTCGGCAGCAGATACTTTTACATCTTTTATTTCTTTGCCAAATGTAGCACCTACACTGGTAAGTTGTTGATATTCAGCAAGACTAGCTTCGGCGAACTGCGACAACCCATCAACTAGTTTGCCAACAGTTTTTCCAAACAATCCAGTGTTGGCTGAAATAGCGCCACTGTATGCACTTAGTTGTTGCTGTCCAGTAAGAAGTGCGCCGCCCAGGCCAACCGCAGCTTTGGCAGTACCCGATAGGGCTTTCCCAGCTGCACCTGATGCAGTACCAAGAGTACCTAATAATGTATTTAAACCACCGCCGGCTGTTGTTTCTTCTGCCAAAACGTTAAACTCCTACTTAACTATAGAATAAATATAGCTAGTAGTATTTACCTTATAGGAACTCCCATGGAAAAAACAGAAAGTCCACTAAAAAAATATCGTAGACAGCCCAAGTTATATTTTAATATTCCTAGCAACGGAAAATGGTATAATGAAAAAGTATTAGCTGAAAATACATACACTAATCTAGCTGTGTTTAGTATGACAGCTAGTGATGAGATATTGTTCAAAACACCTGATGCACTTATCAACGGAGATGCAACTGCAAAAAATATTAGTAGCTGTATTCCGGCTATATTAGATCCGTGGGCTATAAAAACATTGGATCTCGATGCAATACTAATAGCAATACGAATGTCTTCGTATGGCGACACAATGAATGTTTCTGCCAAATGTAAAAAATGCGGCTCTGACAATCAATACGAAGTTGGACTACAAAAATATTTAGATTACTTTTCAACAAAAGAGTTTGAAGATAAAGTATACTACGAAAACTTTGTTGTGCATATCGAGCCATTGAGCTATAAACAATGGACTGATATACAAAAACAACAAACAGCATACCAACGTGCATTAAATTTAAATGTCAGTAGAATCAAAGAAGAAGCCGAAAAAGAAAAGTTTATACAAGATGTTATTGATAAAATAAATGTGTTGGTTGCTCAAGCAATACTTGATCAAGTTGTTGCTGTTGAAGTTGACGGGCAAGTTGAAACTGATAGAAAAGAAATAGATGATTTTCTCGAGCAAGCTGAAGTAGGTTTATTTCACGAACTTAAAAGAGTGATTGAGAAAAACACATTGGAATGGCGTCTTGAGCCTGAATCAATAAAGTGCATTGAATGTGAGCATGAAGATAGTGTTAGGATATCACTGGACACATCAGATTTTTTCGTACAAGGCTAACGAGCCTAGAAGACTCTGATATACTTTCGTTAGCCAAAGATTTTGAAAATAATATCAAACAGATAAAAGACAACGCATATCGACTTAGTTGGTACATGCGTGGCGGAATTTCAGTTGACCAAATACTTTACGATACCGATTTAGAAGATCACGATATCATTAGCAATATTATAAAAGATAATATTGAAAATACCAAAAATTCAAAGATGCCGTTGATTTAGTTATTGAGGTCCTGGCACCGCATCTGGATTCGTAGGCATACCTGGTTCGCTAGTTTGTGCAGTAGGTTCAGCAGGATTCTCAGATGCATCTATAGGATTGAGACCTAACGTACCTGTTAGCAGTGTTTCTCGTCTACCCTCAGGTATGTAAGGAACCAATCTACTTTTTTGACTTGGCGGGAACAATAATGTTCCAAACACCAACTTAGCCCATTCACTTTCGCCGTAGTACTCTCCTGTAACACCTTCGGTTTCTTTTGGATCAAAACCTGATATTGCTTTAGCCAGAGCGCCAGTGCCAAACTTTCCATCAAGAGCAATAGAAGCTTGATTGGCAATATTTTCTAGACTTCTTCCTGTATTAACAAAAATATCTTTGAATGTGCTATCAACAATAATTTCTGCCAACCAGCGTTGTATACTTGATGTACTTAAAATTAGTGGTATTACTATCCACAATGTTTCACTGACAATCATGCTTAAAAATGCAGGTATTGCACCTGCACCTGTGAGTGCAACAGACAGTTGTCCGGCTCTAACTACTGATCTTATTGGTGCCATAAGTGCTCTTACAAATCGAATTCTTGTAAGTAATCTTGCACATTGAGCTGCATAATAGGCTACTAGTTGTCCTTGGAGTATGTTTCTAATATCTTGTAATCTTTGAACATCCCCACCAGATTGTTCAGCTTGTTCAATTTCTAGATTTATATTTTCAATTTCTACCATCATTCCCCAGAAGGGACCTACAATAGATGCTGTTGTTCCAAGTAATCCTATTACAACTTTAAACATTCGATTTTGTAGGAGGCGGCCGAGTCTACTACTACGAGCTTTTTGTACATTTGCGTAATCTTCTGCTGTTGCATTTCTAATAGCTCTACCAAGAGAAAACGATCTTTTAAAATCGCCTTTGAGTTTGCCATCTTTGATTTCTGTATCGATTGTGTTTGAAATTTGTGCAGGAGTTCTACTGCTTAAATCGTCAACTCTTGCTTGTATTTTTTCTGCATCTGCTAGAGTTGTAGTATTAACTACAGTTGTTGTATCAGGTAGAGTTACCATAAATCTATCGTCAGCAAGTCGTTGTACACCAGGTGTTAGTTTAAATACACCTCGACCAACTGGATTACTTGTTCTCCACTGAGATGTTAGTTGTCTGCCAACACCAGTTGGTGCAGGTCTTCCATTACTGCCGTCAGGTTTGACCTCAGTCCACATTTGTCCGCGCCACTTGTACGTTGTACCATCAAGATCGGTAGTAGTACCAACTTCAGGAACTCGTGTATCAGTCTCATCTTCGAATATCAGATGTGTTTTTTTTAATGTTACTTCACTCAGTTTCATAGATATATTCCAACTATCATAATGTATTTATATATTATAAGTTGAACTACGTTCAACTGTGTTTTCGTTTGCACTCAACACATTTATATTTTTTTAGTAATATTTAAATAAGGCATATGCAAAGCATATGCATTTAATATTATGTAGATTGATCTGGTCAGACGGAACCTGTTTAAGGGTTCCATCTTCTCAAACATTATGTGAGTATCACCAGCCGAGATCGGAAGTAGGTATTAGTTTATACTGCTACACAATGGGCTCTGACCTTTCCCAACCTACGTCGACATTGTTGTTTCCAACTACCTCTCGCTTCGTTCCTGTGCTAAAGAGTTTTTATGTGTAATGTGCAGTTTTTCGACAGCCAACATGCTATCTATATCAACTAGTGAGCCCGATTTGTTTGGTGGCTTCCTACCTCTGGGTAGTCAATCAATATGTACGTGTGCTTCTATACGAGAGCTTTTTCCACAGCGGTATTAGTAAACTGGCCCGCCAACCTTATGTGTTGGATTGTTTTGCCTGGATGTGGTGTTCTAACAATGCCTGTTTGAGTTTGTCTGATCCGCCTACTCTAACATTGATGATACCGTTGTAGTATTCATCTGTTTCAAGTACACGCCTGTCAAACTGTTCTCTTGCCTCTATGTAGGACATTTCGCCCCTACCTTTACATAGGTATAATATTTCTCTTGTGAAGTTTTCTTCGCCTAGTGCAGCTACATCTGCGTTCAGTCTATCACTGGAACCCCAGTAAGTTTGCCAGTCGCTTTCTTTGTAGCCGCGTCTTTTGTTCTTCTTGCCTTTGAGTGGTGGCTTAGTAGTTTTAAACTTTGCTAGTTTTTTGCCTATGTATTTTTGATTGTTAGTAAGATTGGTGATAAGATAAACAAACCCTTCGTACCCATCTGGTATTTCAGTTATTTCTTTACCTTGATATGTCCAACTCATATAGTGTTTATATTAATATCTTTATGCCTGTGTCTTTTTTGAATTGTTGATATGTCTGTTAATATATTCGCTCCCAAACATTTTACTAAAGTAATCAGTTGGCCATTTGTGTAAACCTTTATTGTGTTCATTAGTATTATTATACATTTTCATAAACATGTCAATTGATTTTTTATTATTAGCTGATTGTATTTCGTGTAATAACTTTTCATTACGCACCCTACGAATGTATGCCGACTGTTGTTCAGGAGTTGACTTACACGGCCAATCATCCAAATCTTGCACCCAGTTATTAGCAATATCCAGCCAGTTTACATCTGGAAACGCTGTAACATAACCTACAACACTGTCCATACAGTTTGCTTGTTCGTAATATTTTTTCTTAACAAGTCCTTTATGATTGAGTTCACGACCAATACGTCTCATGTCTTGCCAAAAATGATTATCGCCACGTCTGCTTAGTGTATAATGCACTGCTGTGAAGTCTGCTATATCGTCAAAATAATATGTAACTTTGCGATTATAGTAATCTTTATCATAGTCACGTTGCAGCATCCATGCAAGTCTTTTCATACATGATATCGAACTAACAACTGCATTTGCTTCTAACGGATCGATAAATCCTGCTGCCATGCCTACAGCAAATGTGTTTCCTACATTTGGAGTTTTTAATCTTCCAGGTGTCCATTTTAATTTTCTTGGCTCTCGTATTTGTCTTCCTTTGATAATACTATGCCAATATTCTAATGCTTCGTCATCTGTAAAATATTCATCACTGTAAACTAATCCAGTGCCTATTCTATTAGTTAAAGCAATACTAAACTGCCATCCCATATCTCTTCTAATACTTCTAGTGTAGTTAACTTGTTCCAACTCTTTATCTTCATAGTTGATAGGACATACCCATGCACTGTTTACTTTGTTTGCTTGGTAAGTGTGCATATCTTTTGTAAGTTTGCCAATCAACACTCGAGATAGTCCAGTACAGTCTACCCAAATATCACTAGTAACCTCACGACCGTTATCCAATACAACACTAGTAATGCCCTCGTCGCTGGTATTTACTTTTTCGACATGTGCTATTGTTTCAACTACACCATATACACTACAAACATTTTTTCTAATCCATGGTGATGTCTTTTCTGCGTCAATATGATAAGCATACGTTGCTGTAGCAGGAAGCAAATAGTTTCCATTGTCGTCAAATGGCATTTTTAAATCTTTGCAGTACTGATATCCTTCTGCATTATGATGATATACATCTAAGTCAGGCGCCTTGCCACTTTTAAATACATCTAGCCAAACATCAGTTGTTTTTATTTCATTTGGAAAGGTACTAGTTACGTTTTCCCAAGTGAAATCTTTGTCTAATCCGTTGCTCCAGTAAAACATTCGTAAGACATCTGGACCATCAGGAGTGTCTGTCCAGTCTTCCATATTGTTTCCGTATTTGAATACTGCATCTGTTTCACGCATAAACTTTTTTTCGTCTACACCGAGCCCGCCTAATAGTCCAGGTAAGTGCGGTGTAATACTTTCACCAACACCGATAATACCAACTTTCTCGCTGTGAATCATTTCAACCGTTGCGTTTGGAAATTCTTTTGCTAAAAATGCACTTGTTAAACTTCCTGATGTTCCACTTCCTACAACGGTTATTTTCATTTATTTTTTTCCTTTCGAAACTTAATCATGTGTGTTTCGTATTTGTTTATGATTTCGTTTTGTCTCTGTTTTGCT